AAGCAGGAGGCTAGCGAGTAATGGTGGACTCACGGGCCAAAGGTGCTCGTACGGAAACCCAGGCTCGTGATGTATTACGCAAGCACAGCGGTTTAGGGTGGGAGCGCGTACCAGGTAGTGGTGCGCTCGACCCTAAACATCAGCTAAAGGGCGACCTATACGTGCCCAACTCACAAAACTTGTGGTGTGTGGAAGTCAAGGGATATGCAGAAGATCACCTTACTTCACAGATCTTGACAAGTAAAACTTCGCAGTTAATTGAGTGGTGGCGTCAAGCCTACCGCCAAGGCTGCCAAGTAAACAAACAACCACTCTTAATATTCAAATTTGATCGCAGCAAACTGTTTGTGGCATTTGAAGATTTGCCAAGTAGCAATAACTACCCTTTCATATGCATCAGCCGTGAAGGGTTTGAGTTTTTCGTTGCCCTACTCGACGACTGGCTAGAGCACGAAACACCAAAATTTGTGGCTTGAAATTCAACACTATATTTGATATAATATACTATCTAAAATGTCAAAAACTTTCAAAATAATGCAACAAACAGAAAATACGCTGCTGGTCGTAGACGCACTTAACTTAGCGTTCCGCTACAAGCACAGTGGTGCTACTGACTTTCAGGAAGACTACCTGCGTACAGTACAAAGCCTTAAAAAGAGTTATAAAGCTAATAAGGTTATAATCGCCTGTGACCAAGGCTCTAGCCAGTATCGCAAAGAGCTTTATGTGGAGTACAAGCAGAATCGCAAAGATAAGTTTGAGCAGCAAACAGACGCTGAAAAAGCGCAGTTTGAGTTGTTCTTTGAAGACTTTACCAAAACGCTGGACTACATTCGTGAAACCACAGACTATCCTGTGGTGAGATTTCAAGGCGTTGAGGCTGACGACATTGCAGCGTATATAGTTAACCGCAAGAAAACCATAAACACAGACAATATTTGGCTGGTCAGTAGTGATAAAGACTGGGACTTGCTAATACAGCCAAATGTAAGCAGATTTAGTTATGTTACCCGTAAAGAAACTACTTGGGATAATTGGCACGAACACTATGACTTTAACCCAGAAGATTACATTAGCATTAAGTGTCTTACTGGCGACAGCGGCGATAATGTCCCTGGTGTTCCTGGTATTGGGCCTAAACGCGCTCAACAGCTGGTTGTTGAGTTTGGTAGTACTTATGACATTATTGCTAGCTTGCCTATCGCTAGTAAGCTAAAGTATGTGCAGGCGCTGAATGAAAGTGGTGAGCAGCTGATGCTTAACTACAAACTAATGGACTTGGTTACTCACTGCCACGAAGCACTGGGTGAGTCAAATTGTGAACAAATAGATACAATCTTAGAAAATTATGTCAACAACTAATAGTTATGTTCTTACGACAGGCAGTGTAAACTTTGCTAGCGAAACGCGCAGCACAGTTCAGTGCCTAGTAAGTGAGGGCGCTAAGCTACCACAACGTCAACACCAGTGGGATGCTGGAGCTGATTTGTTTGCCTACCTACCAGATAGCAAAACCATATACCTGGAGCCTGGAGAACAGCAGCTGGTGGACACTGGCGTGGCGGTTAAGATTCCCTACGGCTATGTAGGTTTGGTATACAACCGCAGCTCGCAAGGTAAAAAGGGAATTACTATCCCACACAGCGTTGGAGTTATAGACGCAGAATATCGCGGCACACTTAAGGTGCTGCTAAAGAATACAAGTAATGAAACTTATCAGATCAACCAGTGGGATCGCATTGCACAGCTTGTGGTACAAAAGGTTGAGCTGGTACACTTTCAAGACGTTTGGAATGATACACAACGCGGTACTGGCGGATTTGGCAGTACCGGAACTTAGTTAAAGGATTAGTATGACCGAAACCGATATAGCTTATGCAGCGGGATTTTTTGATGGTGAAGGTTGTATAAGTATTTCTAAGAACGGTGCTGTAGATATAAGAGTAACTAATACGGCTAAAAATGTTTTGGTAAGACTGCAGAACATTTTTGGCGGATCAATTACTAATAGAACTCAACGTACCAATAAAACGCAGTACGCCTACTCGTTCTATGGCGAAGATGCCATAGAATTTATTAAGTTAATTAAACCTTACTTAATAGATAAATTACCACAAGCAGAAGCTATATTAGAATATTATACGCTTCGTAATGAAATTAAATCTGTAAGAATACCTGGAGTCAAAGGACAGTTTGGTAATCCTGATAGAGAAATCCTGGTACAGGTATTTAGAGATATATTATCCGAAATGAAAAAGGAAGAACACTAATGACAGTAAGTACAAGAGCACAAGTAATTACGCGGCGTACCTATTCACGGCCTACTGATGATACTGGTAAGAATTTTGAAACTTGGCATGATACGGTTGCCAGAGTTATTGACCATCAGCAGTGGCTTTGGGAGCGCGCTGTTGGTCGTGATCTAAATGACAAAGAGTACGGCGAGCTGTATGACTTGGAACAGCTAATGCTGGATCGTAAGGTGTCAATGAGTGGCCGCACGCTTTGGCTGGGTGGTACTAACGTAGCGCAAAGTCGTGAAGCGTCACAGTTTAACTGCAGCTTTACCGAAGTAGAAACTGTGTACGACGTAGTAGACTGCTTGTGGCTACTGCTGCAGGGTTGTGGTGTTGGATTCAAGCCAGTAGTAGGTACCTTGAACGGTTTTTCGAAGCCTATCAAGAATATCAAGGTAGTCCGTAGCACTCGTACTGAAAAGGGTGGTAATGAGCACAATGTGGAATATTGGGAACCTGAAACTAAGACTTGGACTATTCAGATCGGAGATAGTGCAGAAGCTTGGGCAAAGTCTGTGGGTAAGCTGCTTGCGGGTAAGTTCCCTGCTGATACTCTGGTACTTGATTTTTCACAGTTACGACCTGCTGGTGAAAGGCTAAAGGGTTATGGGTGGATTAGTAGTGGTGATGAGGCTATTAGTGTTGCTTATACTGCTATTGCCAATATTCTTAATGGCCGTGCTGATAGTCTACTTACTAGGATGGATATACTGGACATTGTTAACCATCTTGGGACTATTCTCAGCAGTCGTCGTAGTGCCGAAATTGCTCTTTTCGACTACGGACAGCCTGAGTGGGAAGAATTTGCAACTGCTAAGAAAGACTGGTGGCTCTATGGAAACAGCCACAGACAGCAATCCAACAACTCACTGGTTTTTAATGAAAAGCCACATCGCGAGGATTTGGAAAAGATTTTTCAACTAATGCTGGAGGCTGGTGGAAGTGAACCTGGATTCATCAATGCCGTTGAGGCCCGTAGACGCGCACCTTGGTTCAAGGGAGCAAACCCCTGCGTCGAAATCCTACTCGGAAATAAGTCATTTTGCAATCTCACAGAAACAGACATTGCCAAGTTCAAGGGTGACACGGCTGGACTACACGAAGCTATCCGACTCGCAGCACGAGCAAATTATCGCCAGACATGCGTTAATTTACTGGATGGTATACTACAGGAAGCATGGCACCTCAATAACTATTTCCTACGACTATGCGGGGTCGGTCTTACTGGCATCGCTAAACGTCCTGACATGACGGGCTATGATTACGAGTACTTAAAGCGTACGGCGACAGCCGCAGCCGTCGGAATGGCCGACGAGTTAGGCTTGCCACGTCCTAAGAATATTACTTGTGTTAAGCCGTCAGGTACCTTGAGCAAGATCATGGATACCACTGAAGGCGTTCACAAGCCGCTTGGCAAGTATATCTTCAACAACGTACAATTTAGCAGGTACGATCCTATTGTTGAAATTTTGCGAAGCGCAAATTATAAGGTAATCAATCACCCCACTGACCCAAGTGGTGTGCTGATCACTTTCCCTGTGGAGTGGCAGGACGTGCCGTTCCACAAAGTAGATGGCAAAGAAGTTAACTTGGACACTGCTATCGAGCAGCTGGAAAAGTATAAGCTGATTCAGAATAGCTGGACTCAGCAAAATACGTCGGTTACTATTAGTTACGATCCTAGTGAAGTTGATGGTATCATTGACTGGTTGCTAAACAACTGGGATAGTTATGTTGGTGTGAGTTTTATTTACCGTACCGATCCAACTAAAACAGCTAAAGACCTAGGTTATCTGTACTTGCCACAGGAAGTTGTTGACGAGCATACTTATCGCGATTATGTTCAACAGCTACTACCTGTAGATATTGACAGTGCTAACAGCTTTGACGAAATTGTTAGCGAAGATTGTTCAACTGGGGCATGCCCAATTAAGTAAAAAACCATATGGAAAATCAACAACCTCAAACACTAACATTTGAATTCACTATTGACGAAGCAAATGCTATCTTGGCTGGTTTGCAAGAACTGCCTGGCAAGATTTGCAATCCGCTGAGTGCTAAGATTCAACAGCAGGCTCGTGCTCAGCTTGAGCCAGCACAAGGCCAAGGTGAGTTGGCTGACAAAGTAATCAACTGATCAGCACAAACAAAAAAGCCCCGTAACTTGCGTTACGGGGCTTTTTTCATGTTGGAGTATCTTCGTCACTATCTTCGTCGTCTACTTCTTCGCTGTCACCGTCATGTGGTTCGCTAACGTAGCCTTCGTCGAGTTCTTCAAATACCATTACTAGTATATCACGGTATGGCTGGTCTACTTTGTGCAAGTCCATTAGGTACACATCTAGGTGGCCGTTGCGTAGCAGTTCCGCATGATACATAAACTGACCAAAAGCGTCTAGCTCTTCACTAATCTGCTCGTTGGCATAGTCTTCTAGCATTTGCGCTGCGGCCATTAGCAGTGGCTTAGCAATCTGCATTTTAGTCATCTGGAGCAGTTTTAGGGCTTTGCCCTCGCGATCACGCTGAATTTGGTTACGCTTTGTTCTACTCCAGCTGTAACCACCGTCGCCGCCCCACAAGTCCCAAGCAACTCGGCCCTTGCTTGGATAGCCTTCTTGACCAGCAAAAAATCCAGTAGCTTTCTTGTCTACTTCATGTCTGCTGAAGAAACTGTACATTCTCAGCACAGTACTGGCGCTTAGAGGCTCCCGATCCTTTAGTTGATTTGCTCTGGCTAAGCCAACTAGGGTACCGCCTGGCTTGCCTTCGTCTTTCCACTTTAGGGCACGTTTAGCAGCACTGGCCATGCCACTAGTTGGTTTGTATGTCTTAGCCATCTTGATCCTTTAATTTTTATAAGCTAAAATAATTTCTTTACACATCTTACTGCGAACAATATCGCTATCCAAGAATCTGACAACTTCAATGCCTTGAATATTTTGCAGTCTGTTTACCGCATCCGATAAACCGCTGTCAGGAATATCTGCTTGATCAATATCACCACTAATAATCATTTTGCAGTTTCTACCGATTCTGCTAAGCAGCATCTTCATTTCTTCTTTGGTAGCATTTTGTGCTTCGTCTAGTAGCACAATGCAGTTATCAAAAGTTGCTCCACGCATAAAACCCAGTGGCTTGGGTTCTATGTTTTTTGCTTTTAGTGCGTATTCGTAGAAACCTTTACCAAGACTCTTTGCAAATACTTGGTCAAATGGTTCTAAGTACGGAGCATACTTCTCTTCTAAAGTACCTGGCAGAAATCCTAAACCACGACCAGTTTCTACATTAGGTCTAGTTAGGATAATCTTTTGTATGCGACGATGAAATAGTTCACTTGCAGCGTACGTTGCAGCTACATAGGTTTTACCTGTGCCTGCGCTACCTACGCCAAATATAATCTGATTTTCGTGTATTGCCCGTAAATATTCACCTTGAATATAATTTAACGGCTTTACTTCTTGAAAACCGAACTCAACAGGATTTGCTTCAAGATTGCCTGCTCGTCGCGCTCTTTTGCCACTAGCCATAGACTTCCTTGTGTTTGTTAAACAAAGTGGTCTGCTATGTGAAGTATTATAGCAGACCACGCCTTAGGTGTCAACTATAAATTATTTTTTGCCCTTTGTGTCCTCTACTTTAGTACCTTCCAGCTTTTTGTGGATTTTGATTTCTTTGCAGTCCTGCTGTGGCTTGCCGTCTTTGCCCATAACAGGCTTGCCCTCTTTTACCTTATCAACACAAACCTTTTTAGTTTCTGGTTGACTAGCTGCTTTGGCTGGAGGATCTGCCGCCCAAGCAGTAGCACTAAATGCTAGTAGTGTTGCTAGTAGTACTTTTTTCATATTTGGATCCTTAAATTACAGGATGTTGTTGAGGAGGTGGCGCTAGCTTACCGCCAAAGCCTTGGGTTACTTGCGGCTGGTAGTCGTCGTAACCTTGGTTAAAGTTTCGTTGTGGTTGAGTATACGAAACTTGTTGAGTTTGAGTTGTGGTAGTAACTTGCATTGGTGGTGCTGGAGGAGCATTTGCACCTGCCATCTTTTCTTGACCACGACTCCAAGCGGTGATACCAAGCACAGCACCCATAGCCATGTGGAATAGTCCACCACCTTGTAGTGTTAGTGGGCCCCACTGACGGAAAGCGTCGTTAGCTGCTTGTGTTTCCCAGAACTGTACTATGGTGAACATAATGGGGAACAGGATAAAGTCGGCTGCACATACACACATATACATAACAGCCATCATTGGACGCCATTTTTTCTGAATCCAACTTTCTACCTCTTTAGGTACTTCTTGCTTTTGTTCTTCTTGCATTTTGTTTCCTTAAAATGGCAGCCACATCCACACGCCTTGCGACATTAGCAAACTAGCTACACCGCCGACTGCAACACTGGCCCAAAATAGTGGCATACTGACCGCTAAGATACTAGCACTCAGCAGCACAATGCTGATCTGAAACGCGCTGCCTGCAAAAGTAAACCAAGGATTCTTTTTACGAATCTCATCACGTTCGGCTTCCAGTGCTCTAGCCTTTTGCATCAACTCACGCTTGCCTTCACCAGTTTCAGGCTCCGACTCATATCTAGCAACCTTTGCTTTTAGCTTGTCGGCTTTTTCAAAGTCTTTGCGAGCAACAGCGTCATCGTAAGCCATTTCGGCTAAGGTTTGCTTAATGCTTTTAGCCTGATAAAAACTCCAGGTATCGTTAGCTTTTATCGTGTTATTGAGCACTTTGCTACTATTGCCACTAGCAATATAAGTATTAATGGCCAGCAAAGCAGCAAGAACAGTGATAACCCAACCAGCTTTATCCTTAATTTGGGCTTCGCGTTCGCTACGACTAAGAGGCTTCTTTTCTTCAGTCATCCACTTCTCCTTATAAACTGCACTGATTAGTTGCACAGTATTCAATAAACTTGACCAGGCCCCAACCAACCGCAGAACCAGTAAGCACAATAATCACAAATGCAAGTGACCACTCTAGCTGCTCTTGCAGTTTTTTGCGTTTACGAGCAGCCGCTTCGCGTTGACGTCTTGCTTCGTGAGCAGCTTCTAACTCCATAGCAGCAGCACGCTGCTTAATCTTTGCCCACACGTCTACTTTACCGGCTTGCATGAATAGCAGCTGCAGCTCTTTTTCAAACTGCTGCGCTTGATCAAGTGCCATCTCAATCTGTATAGCAGCACCCATTGCGCTTTTATTGCCGCTTTGCCTAGCTTCTACAACCGCTTTGGTAGCTACACTTTTTGCGTCAAAGTACTTGCCCAGTGCAGGGCCTAGGGAAGCTACATCATCTACAGTACCTTGTACCTTTTTAATAAAGCTAACGGCCGCCTGTATACCTGCTAGGGCTGTAATGGGATCAATCATTTACACTCCCTTACTTATTAGCCAGCGGATTATCGATAGCTTTTTGTATCTTGGTATCTACTTCGCGCTTGAGTTGATCAATGCCTTTGTCAGCTTCACGTCTAGCGTCCGCCATTTCCTTGCGAACTGCGATCACCTCTTGACGTGCTTTGTCCAAGTCTTCGCGTATGTCCTTGCGAGCCTGGCGCATTTCCTGCTCAGTTTCACGTTGTGCTTGCTTTACGTATCGCTCAATCTGTTCTGTGACGGACTCGTTGCGACGAATATCGCTTTTTAGGTCGTTCTTAATATCACGAGTATAGTCTGTGGTTTTTTGACTATTTTGCTCGATAACGGCTAGTCGCTTGTCAAACTCGCTAAGGTCTGGTGCTTCGTAACTAGCAATCTTCTTTTTCATGGTTTGGTAGTCTTTGTATACTTCAAAGGCTCCGTATAAACCGCCCAGTGCAGAGCTTACTATGGTAAAGGCTACCATTAGTTTGGCCGGTGTAAACTCATAACCGCCAATGCTAATCACTGTATCCTTACTAGCGTACTTTTTGGCAGCAGCTTCAAGCTTGTCTACCTGCTCGTTTAAATTTGTACTGTCCGCCATAGCAGCTCCTATTTATATTGCTGGTTAACCATTTGCTGGTGCAAACGATCACTGCTCAGCTGACGTAGTGCTCGCTGATTGTCTACAGTGGTTTGCCTACCATAAATCTCCCGTGTTGCATAAAATTTAGCGTCTAGTAACGCCAGTCCTAAATATTGTTGGTAGCCAACAGGCTGAGTAGCCATTCTGTCCAATGTTACACCGCCAGCAAGCTCGTTGTTTTGTTGTTCACGGCGTACGTCTTGTGTTTGGCTAGTAACAGTTTGTGTGCTTAGATTGGCTTGCGGATTTAAAAAATCACTTAGTGGATTAGTTCTGTCTAGCAGTGCCAGTGTTGTGCTAGGCTGTGTTTCCGGCTCCACTAGTCTTGCCAGTGTTTGCTGTTGTTGCTGTAGTGGCTGCTCTTGTACAACAACTTGTGGTGCGGTATCCACCGTTTGTGCACGTGCAACAGCTTGCTGAGCTTGTGGCTGCACAACCAATTCTTGTTGCGGCGGTTGTGGTAACGTATTTGCCACTTGTTGCACTGTAGGCTCCACAAGAACTCGTGCTATGGGTGCTGCTTGCTGTTGTTGTGCGGGCGGTGCCACAACAACTTGTTGAGCGGCTTGTTGTGGCACCTGTAGTTGTTGAGCTGGCGCCACAGCAGCTGTTTGAGTTTGTTGCACAAATGTTTGCTGTTGCTGTTGTTGCACTTGCAAAACTAAACTCTGGTCTGTTTGTTGTGCCGCCTGTTGCACCATAACAGGCTGGGTTGTTTGCGTAACCAGTTGTTGTGTAATGTCTTGCGTTGCGCGCTGCGTAACTACATCCTGTTGACGTTGTG